GGGCGCTAAAGGCAGCCACGCTTGATGAAATTCTTGCCGGCGCTCAAAGATACGCAGATGACCCTAATCGCGTTGCTCAATTTACAGCTCATCCTTCGACTTGGCTTAACCAAGGCCGATGGAGTGATGAACCACTACCCCCTAGAACGGCGGAGGTTGCCCATAGAGGGCTTATTACAACCCCAACCGTAGTCCCACCTAGGTTTACGGCTGATGAAGCCCCTGACGGGGTTCCTATGCCCGATTCGGTACGCGACCTTTTTAGGAGAATGTCCGATTTGCCATAATGTAAGTAACCTGTCAAACTTTTCCTGTAAGTCTTACACGATTAGGGGGAACTAATGCCAAAGACTCTACATATCTGCAAAGGCGCAGAGCTAATGGTGGGGGATACGCTCGTATTCAAAAACCATCATTACACAGTTATCCACATTGAGGATGAAACCTTTGGAAGAACTGTATGCCTTGTGGATAACCTTGGGGATAAGCGCGTTCGCTTTGTAACCAATGATGAGATCATAACTATCGAGTTGTGATCAAGTTTTCGGTGGAAGGCACACCGATACAACAGGGCAGTATGAAATTTATTCGCCCTGGGGTAATGATTCACTCTCGCGCTGTAGAATTGGCTGCATGGAGAGCAGATATAGCTCATGCCGCTAAAATTGCCGGTTGCACACCCATTACCGACCCGATTGCGATAACTATGCGATTTCGAGTAAAAAAACCAAAGACCGTTAAACGCGATTACCCAACAGTAGCTCCTGATTTAGACAAATACATCAGAAGTGTCAACGATGGATTGATGGGGGTTGCTTTTGAAAATGATTCGCAAGTAATCAAAATAACGGCTTCCAAGGAATACTCAGACACGCCAGGCGTGGATATTGAGGTTTCAGATGAGTTTGATTGCCTGTAAATCGAACACCTGTTTGGTAAAAAATAATTAAGTTTTTTTGTTAAATAGCCTTGAAATGCACCCGTAAGGGAGTATTGTTCTTCTTGTCGGGGAACGAACGGAAAACCGACAGGGAGTTAAAATGAAGCTAGTACCTACAAGTGAAAAAGTAACAATTAAGTGGTTTGCAGTTTTGTCTGACGGTTCTAAAATGCGCAACAATAAAGGTTTTATTCATTACGCTTGGGATGTTCAATGTTCTTGCGGTTGGGAATCAAGAACTGGCGGAGCAATCAAAGCTTCAGTTGCAAGAGATGTTGATAAACATAAAATGTTTGTTCACGATTACGAATTTGTGGTGGCATAAATGGCAACTGTCACTCTTACAATGACTGCTGAGGATTTTGACCGCCTCACTTATTTAAGTGCCGAATGGCATCCTGATATTCTCAAGCACCCTAATCGTTTTGACGGCGCACCCGCACCCCTTGGATTTAAGAAAATCTATTGGTGTGAGAGCTATGTTGAAACAATGTTATGTCAGCATTACTTGGGTTCAGTCGGTGAAGAATCCGTTACCAAGCGCGATTTCACTCTTGGCACTTGGTCTATCTTCACCAACTACGATATTGATAGGTGGGTGAACTAATGCGCGGAGTTTACGCAGGTTCAGTTGAGGTAGATTGCCCAAGCTGCGATAAACCTTACGAAGATGATGGCGAGATTTTTGCCGGTTATCTTTACACCCTTTGCCCTCATTGCAAATACACATGGGAGCGCCAAGCATGATAATCGCCATAGCAGTTACTCTTGTCACCGCTATCTTTTTAATTTCAACGAGCATGGAAGGGCCTTTTGATGAAGATAATTTGTAAAGAACAACATTGGAGCGTTAAGGATGGGCAGTTAATCCTTGATACGCCCGAAGGTCAGGAACTTGCCAAGAAAGTCATCACGACACTTGAGGCTCAGATCAGACTCGACATCTACGAGAAAATCTGCGCTATGCCACTTACTACCAACCGCAAACAGCTTGTGAAGTTAGGGATAGATAATGTTGCCCTAATGGTTCAAGATGCTTGCGCTCAGATTGCCTTGGGGGAAAAATGAGTGGAATAAATGATATTGAAAAATCTTTGCGTGAAAAAATTGCCAAAGACCTTGAAGAACTTGAAACGCCAACAAACATTTCATCTGATTGGTTTGCTGCATCTAAGCGTACAAAAATGGCTGCGATTGCCATAGTGAGATATGGGTTACCTCAATGAGAGCGACATCCGAAGCAGCATACAAAAAAGCATTGCCTACCTTTGGCTCTAAGCGCGCCAAGGTATATCAATACATTCTTGACCAACAAGAGCGCGGAGCTACTGACCAAGAAATACAAGCCGCACTCAATATGCCAGGTGACACCCTTCGCCCTACTCGCCTATCTCTACTCAAGGATGACTTGATTTATGAGTCAGGCAAAACTCGACAAAACCAAAATGGAAACGATTGCATTGTGTGGGTTGTTTCAGAGATAGAACAGGTAGGACTTTTCTAATGCCTCAGTACGAATACCGATGTCCCGCAGATCAAGCCATGATTGAGTTATATCAATCTTTTGAAGATAGTTCGATACCTAACTGTCCTCAATGTGGGCAACAGATGAACAAGCAATTTAACACGCCACCAGGGATTGTCTTTCGCGGTGGAGGATGGGGCGGCAAGCCATGAATGACCTAGAGTTTCTTATGTTGTTAGAAGAAAGCATTGCTGATCTATTGTCAGCTATTACAAGTATCTACGGAGGATAAAATGCAGGAACGCAGAATTGGCAAGTATTGGCTTCACTATGGTCGGCTTAGGGGTATAGCTCTTGGGCTTAGAATTGACCGTTTTGGATGGGATATAGATTTAATCAAGTTCTTTATAGGAATAGAAAAATAATTAAACACTAAAAGGCATTTATTAACATTTACGGAGGTTAAAATGGTAAGCAAGGCTGGACAAAAAACTATTCGGACAACAAATGTTGTACCGATAGGAAAAGACAAAGGGGCGTATAAGCGGTATATACAACGCCAATTGTTGTTGTTAAAATTTCAAGAAAAGATTGATGCAAAAAGGCTTGAAAATGATTGAACATATCCTTGCTGAACGCCAAGAGCAATATGGTGATGCTAAGGAAAACTTCACCAAAATTGGGCTTATGTGGAGCCTTGTTCTTGATCAAAAGATAGTCATTGAACCTGAGCAGGTTGCTCAAATGATGATTGCCCTTAAATTAGTCCGATTGAGCGCAAATCCTGAGCATGAGGACTCTTGGCTAGACATTGAAGGCTACGCCAAGCATGGACTTGCTATAATAAACCCAACCGACAACTAAGGAGGTTCAGAGATGAACGCACTTAACAACGGAGGCACAGCCATCGAAGTTCTAGGCAGGGGAGAGATTGGCTACTAATAGAGTTAAAGAGGCGCTTCCTTTTAATAGCCGCACTTGCGGTAGGAATAGCGTTTGCAACACCAGCCATAGCTCTTGAACCTCAGATGAAGCTAATAGAGAAGTTTGGACATCAGCCTCGCGCTTATGCCAAAACTCTCGTACCTTCTAAAGAGTTCAGTTGCTTGGATAAGCTGATACGACTTGAGAGCCATTGGAATACGAAAGCAAGAAATCGTAGTTCAGGAGCTTTTGGTATTTTTCAGTTTATGCCGCAGACTTGGGAAAACTACGGTTATGTCAAAACGACTAACCCAATTATCCAGGTACAAGCGGGGCTTAGATACATCAAGGTTCGGTATGGAAATTCATGCCAAGCCTACGCTTTCCATCTTAATCATGGTTGGTACTAGATTTCATACTAGCCGTTCCTAGTATGAATACGAGGGGGTTGAGCGCAAGCCGCTCCCCCCTCACTTAAATTACAATGGTGTAAGATAACCGCGTGACCACAATCCTAGCCAAGATAACTCCTACTAGAGTTCATATCGCCGCAGACTCTTTAGTAACAGCTACTCGCAAGTATTCACATCCGCAAATGGCAAAGATCGTTGAGCGTGGCCCATACATTATTGCGGGAGCCGGGGAGAGCGCGGCTTGCGACATCATTCAACACATTTGGAAACCACCTGCACCCATAGCAGCAGACAGAGCAGACTTGTATCACTTTGTTGTGAGTCGAGTTGTGCCATCTATGAAAGATTGTTTTAAGCAAAACGATTACAAGTGGGATAAGGATGAATCTGATGATGAAACTAAATTTGCTTTTCTTATTGCGATTGGTGGCGAGGTTTTTGACATTGCTGATGATTTTGCCGTTTGTCTTGATTCTGATGGCATATACGGCATTGGTAGCGGAAGTTCATTGGCTATTGGCGCTCTTAAAGCTGGCGCGAGCATTAAGAAAGCGTTAGAGATAGCCGCCGATAAAGACCCATACACCGCAGGGCCTTTTATTTATTTTGAGCAGGAAAAATGGATAAGATAGTTGCGAACACAGTATTAGCCAGGGCAAATGGTTATTGTGAGAGATGCGGTAAGCCGTCATCGGATTTAGCCCTTCATCACCGCAAATTAAAAAGTCGAGGAGGCAAGGATGAGGTCAGCAATCTTGTTGGCGTATGCCATCCCTGCCACAATTTAGGCACAGATTCCATCCACCTCAACCCAACGAAGGCTACGGTCAAGGGGTGGATGGTTCCTACTTATGGAGATACGGAGAAATACCCGTTGCACCTGCCTGATAGTAGGATTGTTAGACTAGACAATGAAGGCAACTACATAGATATAGAGGGCGAATCATGGCAAGAGTTGAAGTAAAAGGCAATGCCGGCACAGATGCCGAAATTAAATTTATTAAAGGCGCTAACGGTGAGTTTGCCGTTACATCATTTTCATTAGCCGAAACTCCACGCGAGCGCAAGGGTACTGAATGGGTTGACGGCGAAACTGTTTGGTATCGCATTTCTATATCAGGTAAAGATGCCGAAAGCGCAACTGAAATTAAAAAAGGTGACAAAGTTACTGTTATTGGAAAACTTAAAGTTTCAACTTATCAAGCCAAAGATGGAACAACCAAGGTAGGTATTGAAATCAAGGCTGAAGAGTGGGGAGTTAAACCTAAAGCAAAATACGCACAACCTAAGCCACAGGCTGAAACAGACTCATTTTGGAACTCCTAACCTCTAAAGAGGTATGCGAACTTCTTAGCATTACCCACAACAACCTTCACCAAATACAACATCGCGGTCATTTGCGTTGGGTAAAAAAAGAAGGCAAAATTGTTTTTTACAGTCGCGAACAAGTAGAGGCATTTAAGGCTAAACGCAATAAATGAAATGTGCCAACTGTAAAAAGTTTCAGGATTACTCAATTTGCGATAACTGCTGGCAATACGCCATGTCGCAATTAGAGAAGTTTCCTGCTTGCTATACAGAACTTGAGTCTGAACTTTTACCCACTAAAGGTTACGGTGAACGCGTGTCGGGAAGCGGTGAGTCATCACCCATTCCTGTAAAGTTAGAAACGCTACACCTACGCACCGGAGGGATTAGTCGGCCACTTATGGAACATGAAACTAAAATGCGCTCTATACGACAAGAAACCCGCATTACCTTTCGCGGTGAAGAGTTAAACAAAATTACCATGACGGTTGAATACATCTTAAAGCGTTCTGAGTGGGCGCGTACCGATTACCCTGATGCAGATAAACTTGCCACAACAGTCATTACAACGGCGCACAAAATACAATTTGTTCTAGGTCATAAGTCAGATGAGATCACTATTGGCAGATGCCCTACTATCGGACAAGATGAAAAGCCTTGCGGAGCTACTTTACGCATTAACCCTCAGCAACTAGATAGAACTTTTGAGATCAAATGCAGGGCGTGTGACACTATTTGGGACAGTAAGAAATGGCGATTGTTAGGAAAGATGATTGAGAGTCATTGACCTAGAATCAGCCGCCAAAATCTATAAAGTTTCCAAAGCCACAATTTACAGGTGGATTAAGGATGATAAGATTAAATCTATGAGATACAACGGCAAGAAGCATTACGACCTAGATGCCTTACAAAAGGCACATGACTCCCGCCATCGGATTTGACATTTTCTAAAAATATGAGAAACTGTGTCTTACATTGGAATTTCTGTGCTTGAGAAGGCTCCCTTACTAGAAAGAGCCGCCTCATGGTCATAGTTTCGGGCGATATAACTATTGCCGAAATTGACGAAGCAATAGGTTACCTCAATGACCGTCTGAAGATAGACGAATACGGCAACCGCATGAATTGGCGCAAAAGACAAACCATTCAAGAGGCTATTGATGACCTCTTAGACGAACGCTTGAACCTTTCACAAATACGCTAAGATACCCAAATGTTCCTAGATGTAAGTAACCTATAGTGGGTAACAAACTGCCTGAACCGGCTCAACTTGATATTGAGAACAAGGTCATGGACTTGCGTAGGCAAGGTTTTAGTTGGCGCAATATAGCCGAGCAAACAGGCTTCGCCAATCACTCAGGAGCTATGAAAGCCTATCGCCGAGCTATGGAACGCTATCAAAAAGAACCACGCGAGGATTTACAAAGAATTGAAGCTGAACGCTTAGACGATATATTCAACGCGTTCTTTACTAAGGCGATTGCTGATCTAGACCCACAAGCCGCGATGATTGCTATACGCACCATCGAATCCCGCGCTAAACTCTACGGACTGAATGAACCAGTAAAAATTCAGAACGAAGTAACAGTAACGGATGGAGGCGATTTAGATGAACGAGTTAGACAGTTTGCCTATCTCATCGCCGAAGCCCGAAATAATTCCATCGGATATAGAAACAGCGAGCAGATTAGTTTGGGAGAGCATAGCCAGGCCGACTCAACTTCCGCCGACATCATTTCAGACTTGGCTGATTCTGTCGGGTCGGGGATGGGGCAAGACTCGAACGGGAGCGGAGTGGATAGTATTCCAAGCCCTGAGTCAGAAGAAAACCCGTTGGGCGGTAATAGCCAGGACATCGGCTGACATACGCGATACCTGCTTTGAAGGCGAATCAGGACTCATCAGCGTTATCAAGCGGTATGGCATTTATGACGATAAAGCCTATAACCGCACAAACTACTCTTATACATTTCCTAACGGCTCACGCATCAAAGGATTCTCTGCTGAGGAACCTGACAGACTTCGTGGCCCGCAACATCATGGCGCTTGGTGTGATGAGTTAGCCGCTTGGCAATATGAAGATAGTTGGAATCAGCTTCAATTCGGACTGCGCTTAGGCTCACACCCTCAAGTAGTAGTTACGACTACGCCTCGACCTACTAAACTGATCAAAGATTTAATTAGCCGCGATACAACGCACATTACACGCGGTTCGACATTTGAAAACTCTGAAAACCTTTCGGAATCTGCTTTGCTTGAGATGCAGAACCGCTACGCTAATACGCGGTTGGGAAGGCAGGAGTTATTCGGGGAAGTCCTAGACGATAACCCTGGGGCGCTATGGAATCGCGCACAGATAGAGTCAGCTCGCATCAAGCCCGAAGAACTACCGGCACTTGTTCGTATCGTTGTAGGCATAGACCCTGCCGTTACTTCAGGTGAGGATTCAGACTTCACAGGTATCGTTACTGCTGGCTACGCCGCTAACGGACACTATTACATTCTTTCAGACAAGACCCTCAAGGCAAGCCCTGATGCTTGGGCGAGAGTGGCACTCAATGAGTTTGAACTACATAAGGCAGACCGCATCATCGCAGAAACGAACAACGGCGGCGATCTAGTAGTTCATCTATTACAGCAAGTAAATCCTAATGTGCCTGTTAAGAAGGTGACAGCCACGCGAGGTAAAGCAGTACGCGCCGAACCAATCGCATCGCTCTATGAGCAAGGTCGCGTTCACCATGTTGGCTACTTCTCTGAGTTAGAAGAGCAAATGTGTGAATGGGAGCCGGGTGTTTCTAAAGACTCACCTGACCGCATGGATGCAATGGTATGGGCATTAACTGAGTTAAGCGAAGGCAGCGCAACACTCACATCTCTATCAAGCTTGGGCAAACTTTGTCCTGCTTGTTCTTTTCCCAACCTCAAATCTGCTGGCGTTTGTATGAAATGCGGCTCAATCCTTTAGGAGAAATACATGACGGCTCAATCCCTAAGCCAAACTCCTGACCCACTCAACCTAGTCTTACGCCAAAACCAAGCATGGAACATTGGATTTAGTTACACCAATCCTGATGGCTCAACCGTGAATGTCACAGGCTATACACCACTCCTACAGTTCCGCACATCCGCGCTCGCCAAGACAACTGTTCTTGCGCTGACAACAGGTAGCGGTATTACTTTTCAAGCCAACGCACAACCACAGGTTCAAGTTGCAACTATCGTCAATGTAGCTCCTGGTAAGTACGAGTGGGATTGCGTACTACAAAGCTCTAGTGGCAATATCGTTTTAGGCGCAGGGTATGTTCAAGTGAACGCTGAGGTATCGCGTTGAGCGACATCATAAATATCCAAGCGACCACACCGGTCATAACTATTGCCCAAGCAGGACTTCGTGGTGTTCAGGGTGCTACAGGTACTCAAGGTTCAATGGGTATTCAAGGCTCTGTCGGCGTACAAGGCACTCAGGGAATCCAGGGTAATCAAGGCGTACAGGGAACACAGGGCGTACAAGGCGTTCAGGGAACTCAAGGCAATACAGGCTCTCAAGGCGCACAGGGCGTACAGGGA